TTACAGAAGACGAATCAGCAAAGGTTGATACCCTAGTTGAAGAGTCACGCTCACTCGATTCAAAGATTGAAAAGTTGACTGTTCAAGCAACAGCAGATGCAAAGGCTTCAGAAGCACGATCAACATTCGGTGATGTTGCAATGCCAAAGACTGGCGCAGCACGAGTAACTCGTGAAGCACGTACATACTCTGCAGACAATACAGATGTTTCATTCGTAAAGGATGCATTTACTGCTAAATTCAGCAATGACTATGCAGCATCAGAGCGTCTTGCTCGTCACTCTCGTGAAGAGGAAGTTGAGCGTCGATCAGTTGGAACTGGCAATTTTGCAGGACTCGTAATCCCCCAGTTCTTAGTAGACCTAGCAGCGCCCCTAGCAAGAGCGGGACGCCCGACGGCAGACTTCGCAACAAACAAGATGACACTACCAGCAGCAGGCATGACATTAAACATCTCACGCATGACAACTGGTACATCAACAGCAATTCAGGCTGCTGAAAATGATGCTATCTCAAACACAAACGCCGACGATACTCTATTGTCCATTGATGTGCGGACCATTGCGGGTCAGCAAGATATCTCAAAGCAAGCAATTGAGCGTGGAACAGGTATTGACCAGTTCATCATCCAAGATCTTATTCGTGGATGGCACACAACACTTGATAACCAGATCATCAATGGTGATGGTACATCAGGTGCTATTCTAGGTATGCGTTCAACAACTGGTATCAACGATGTTGTATTCACAGAAGCCTCACCAACAGTTGCACTTTTGTATCCAAAGTTGGCAGACGCCTACCAGCAAGTACAAACAACTGTATTCCAAAATCCTACACACTGGATCATGCACCCACGCCGTCTAGCATTCTTGCTTGCAGGCGTAGACGGTTCACAACGTCCATTAGTAGTTCCAACACTAAACGGACCAATGAACGCAATTGCAACAGGTGCAGGACAAGCATTCTACGGTAACTCAGGTTACTCATTGATGGGTCTACCTATCATTGCTGATGCAAACATCACAACAACATCAGGTGCTGGTTCAAATCAGGATCAAATCTATTGCGTAAATGCAAATGAACTACACCTCTGGGAGCAAGCAGGATCACCATTCGCATTGAACTTTGATGCAACTGGTGCAGGCTCACTCACAATCAAGTCTGTTGTTTACGGATACGCAGCATTTACTGCTGGTCGTTATCCAGGAGCAGTTTCCAAGATTTCAGGAACTGGTCTAGTAACACCAACATTCTAATCTAAAAAGTATTCTCGGTAGGGCTAGGTTCGCTTAGCCTTACTGGGATACCCAGGAAATATCCTAGGTGGCAGGTGGATTTGTTCTTTGCCCCCATTGTCAGGTTCACCTGTCTTTACCTTAAGAGAGAAGTTATGAATAGAATTAAAAAGATTTTTAGAATTAAGAAAGAAACAGCAACTGCTTTACCTAAGACAGAAAAAGCAATGTTGCCTAAATTGGAGAAGAGGAGCAAATGAGCAAGCCTACACTTAGCGCTAGTAGCCAGCCTACTAATGTCTATACAACTTTGGCGGATGTAAGAAACGGACTACAAATTGAAGACAGTAACGATGATACTGATATTCAAGCAGCCATTCTTTCTGCAAGTCGTATGATTGATGACTATTGCCAAAGAGGGTTTTATCAAGAAGGAACTCTTGCATCTCCAGTAACCAAATACTACACACCTGTAAGTCCTTGGTATTTAGAGATAGACGACCTTATTGAACCAACAGAGATAGCATCAAGAGCAAATCAAAGTGGTCCATTTACTCAAATTTGGAACTTAGACACAGATGTTATGTATGAGCCAGTTAATAATCCAGAACTAGGAAGACCTGTAACTAGACTATTAGCAATTCAAACATATGTTTGGCCATATTTCTTTCCACAAACAGTAAAGATTACTGGCGTATGGGGATATAAAGAGATTCCGTATGAAGTAGAATTAGCCTGTAAGATTCAGGCATCAAGATTATTTATTAGAAAGCAATCTCCATTTGGTATTGCAGGATCTGTAGAACTAGGAACAGTTCGTTTGAACTCTCGTCTAGATCCAGATGTTGAGATGCTTCTAAAGACATTCCGTAGAAACTTTGGGTTGGCATACTAAAATGGCAATGACCAATATCAATGGCGTAAGAGATGCATTAAAGAGTAACCTACAAACAATTACAGGACTTAGAGTTTATGATCAAATTCCAGATGTAGTAGTTCCTCCATGTGCAATAGTAGGACAATTAGATTTCACATTTGATATTGACAATGCTCGTGGTTTAGATCAAGCATCTGTTGATATATTTGTGCTTGTACAAAGAATTTCTGAAAGGGCTGGTCAAGATAAACTTGATTTGCTCTTAGCAGGAAGTGGTTCTGGATCAATTAAAACTGCTCTTGAGTCAGATAGGACACTAGGTGGACTTGTTGATACACTTAGAGTTATAAGTGCTGATAGTGGTACTTATACTTCTGGAGAAACATCATTCTTGTCTTACCGTTATAACCTCACAATTTGGGGATAAGGAGAACAAATGCAATACATAGTTACCTCAAGTAAAAAAGTTTGCGGTAAGATTAATGGTGAAAAACTTACGCAAGATGATATACTTGATGCAGGAGGAAGCGTAGAGCATCTTTTAGCATCTGGTCACATCACAAAATCAGGGCATACACCAAAAGCAGTACAAGAAGTACAAGAAGTAAAAGAAACACCAGAAGTAAAAGAAGTACCGCAGGTATTTAAAACACCTGTTTTTAATTCACAAGAAATTGGAGATAAATAATAATGGCAAGAATCGTATTAACAAACGTTGATGTTGAAATCGCAGGAGTAAATCTTAGCGATCACATTTCATCAGTTTCACTTTCCTCAACATGGGACGCAGTTGAAACCACCGCATTTGGTGGAGGAAACGTTCCAGCAGCAGCACGTACCCGACAAGCAGGACTTGTTGACAACGCAGTAACACTTGATTTTCATCAAGACTTCGCAGCAGGTGAAGTAGAAGCAACAATTTATCCACTACTAGGAACAGTAGCAGCAATAAAGATTCAGCCTGTAAATGCTGCAATCTCTTCTGACTCGCCTCAATATCAATTTTCAGCCTTGATTTCTGAGTGGACCCCAGTAAATGGCGCAGTAGGCGAATTAGCAACTGCTTCAGTTACATGGCCAATCACAGGAGCAATCGTTAAGGATGTAACTCCTTAATCATGGCAAAAGTAGTCTTAACTAACCCAAGAGTAACACTTGATGGAGTAAATCTTTCAGATCACATTACTTCATTGAGCATAAATACTAACTATGACTTGGTTGAGGTTACACAAATTGGAGATATTGCAAAAAAGATGGTTGCAGGTCTTGAGGACAATTCAGTCACTTTTGAATTTCAACAGGACTTTGACATTGCTCTTAATGGTGGCGTGGATGCAGTTATTTACCCATTTCGAGGGTTAAGTATTGCATGTACTGTACGACCAATTAATGCTGCAATATCAGCAACAAATCCTGAGTTTCGGTTTGACTGTATTGTCAGCCAGTGGTCTCCACTGTCTGGTAGCGTAGGCGACCTAGCAACAACCCAGGTACAATGGCCAATATTTGGCGCAATAACAAAAGACATAACACCATAGAAAAGGGGCAATAAAATGGACGGATTAAAAGTAAAAGTAAAAACTAGTGATGGAGATGAAGGATTATATCCTCTTCGCCCAAAAACACTTGTTGCTTTTGAACAAAAGTTTAACAAAGGCTTTGCTAAATTGCTAACTGAAGATCAAAAACTAGAGCATATCTATTTCTTGGCTTGGGCAGCAATGAAGGATGCTGGAAAAGTTGTAAAGCCTTTTGGCGATGCTTTCTTAGACACGCTTGATAGTGTGGAGTTAGAAACAGACCCAAATTCAGAATCCACAGAGACAGCCTAACCTACACGGTAGCAATGATCTCTGTGGAGACAGGAATATCACCAATTGATTTGATGGATGCACCTGATGGCATACTTGAAGCAATTGTTATTTATCTCAAACAAAAAAATAAGGATGCGAGCAGGTAATGAGTAAAGATGCGATAGTGTTAGTTGGTGTCAAAGAAACACTAAAAGCATTAGAGGCATTTGATAAGGCTGCAGTTAAAGAGTTTAATAAGATGGTTAATAAAGAACTCAGCACTGCCAAGAAAGAAGCACTAGCCGAAGTCAGTGCCACGCCACCATTGAGTGGATGGCGTACTCAGCCTGCCGTTAATCCTCGTTCTCGTAATGGTGCTGGTTGGCCTGCTTGGGATCAAAGTATTATTAAGCAAGGTATTTCATCCTCAAAGGCTGAGGGTAAAGTAAGAAAAGATTACACAACTAATGCGGGAGCATTAAAGAACAGATCAGCAGCAGGTGTAATATATGAATTAGCAGGTAGAGAAAATAAAAGTAGTGGTAAAAATAGGTTTATAAGTAATTTAAACAACGAAACATTTAAACCATCACGCTTAATCTGGAAGGTAGTGGATAAGCGTAGAGATCAGATTGAAAGAAACATCTTTGCAGCATTTGAAAATGTTAAAGATAAACTACAAAGAAATTTGAATAGGAGTGTTGAATAAAATGGCAACTGCAGCAGTAATTGCACGAATTCTGACTCAATATTCAGACAAAGGCTCTAAGGCAGCACAAAAAGATATTGCAAGACTTGAAAAGAAAATTGCTGCTTTTGGTAAAAAATCACTTAAGTCTTTTGCTGTTGCATCAGCAGCAGCAGGTGCTTTTGCAATTAAAATTGGAATTGACGCTGTAAAAGGTGCAGCAGAAGATGAAAAACAACAGGCTCTTTTAGCAAATGCAATTCGTAATACAACTTCAGCAACAGATGAAGCCATTAAGTCTAACTCTAAATTTTTAGATCAACTTGAACTTCAAGTAGCAATTGACAATAATGAACTTATGCCAGCGTTGCAAAGATTGGTAGTTGCAACAGGAGATCTTTCACAAGCACAAAATCTTTTAGTTCTTTCCACAAATGTTGCAGCATTAGCAGGAAAAGATTTAGGTACTGTTACAACAGCAATTTCTAAAGCAATAAATGGACAGTTTGGTGCTCTAACAAAATTAGGATTACCTATTGATAAAACTGCACTTAAACAAAAAGACCTTAACAAAATATTAAGTGATTTTGCTGAAATAAGCAAGGGAGCAGCAAGTGCTGCTACTAATACATATGCTGGTAGACTAAAAGTATTGACATTATCTTATAATCAGGTAATAGATAAATTAGGCTATGCGCTTATGCCTTTGATATTAGAATTTACTGAATATTTAACAGCACCAGGTGGTTTACTTGATGCTCTTGATGAGTGGATAGAAACAAATGAAACGCAACTACAAGAAAGTCTTAAAGGTGTTACCACATTTATGAAACTAATCATAGATAATGGTGACAAATTAACAACAGTTCTTAATCTTCTTGTTACTGTAAGTGGATTTTTAGATACAAGCATTCTTGGAGTTATAAGAGTTTTTGAAACATTGATTGGTCTTTTTGTACTAGGTAAACTTATAAAGTTTGCCAAAGGTCTTGGACTAGTTAGCAAAGAATTTACAATATTTGGCAAACGATATGATGTTGTGGGTAAAAAGGCTGCAGCAGCAGCCGCTGCAGCAGCAAAAACTGGCGAAGGTTTTAAGACAACTGAAGCAGTAAAGTCTGTTGGCATTATTAAGACTGCCGTAAACTTTCTAATTAAAAGATGGAGAGTAGTATTAGGACTTGCAACTCTTGCAGGCGCAATTATTGGTGGGATAAAGAGTTTCTTTGGACCAAGTGATACTGAGTTATTAAAGAAGATGCAAGATCAAGCAAAGAAAGACTTTCAAAAAGAACAAGTAAGAGCAGCCAAAAAGAAACAAGATGCAATTCTTTATAACAATGAATTAAAAATTACAGTAGCAAGAGATAAAGCAGCAGCAGCAGCAGAGGCTAAAAGAGCAGCAGCAGCCAAAAAAACAGCAGAAATTGAAGCCAAAACTGCAGCAATCAAGAAAAGAATTGAAGGAATTTCTGGTCTTAAAATAACAGATGCAGATGAGTATGAACTCATTCAATTAACTGCTGTAGAAAAACTACAAAAAAAGCAGAAAGATGCTGATGATTCATTAAAAGAAAGAATTGGTTTACGCAAAGAAGAACTTGCTCTATTTAACTCATTAACTGCAAAAACAGCACAATATCTTGATTTCTTAAAGGCTATTAATAGTGATGGAAAACTTGATGACTCAGAACTTGTTAAACTTATGTCCAAGTGGAACTTAACACAAACTGCAGCCAGTAAGTATGCTGACTTTGTTTATGCAATTGGTGATCGCAAACTTAGCGACATTGAAATTGAGAATTTAAAGAATAAATGGGGTCTAACCACAAAACAAGTAGTTGACTACCTTGCAAAAATTGGTGCTCCTGTTGATGCAAAAGGAACTGCTCTTAGTGCTGGAGATATTGCAGCGCTTGGATGGAAAAATGCTTCAAGTGCATTAGATGCTTATAATGCAAAACTTAAGGGCGATGTTATAACTTCACTACCTCCAACTATGAACCCTCCAATTTCTGGCGGTGTTCAAGATTTGATAGATCGTGAAATGGCTATAGATAAACCTTTCATGCCATCCCCTACTCCTTATGATTCTCAAGACGATTATGCAACTAGTTTGGGGCGTTACTTCGGTGGAGTTGGCCCAGCCCCTATAAAACCATCATATGCTGGCACGAATTTTAGGTCTAGCACTTTTGATAACGGTATGGATCTAATGTCTGATACGAGGTCTAATTCTAATAGTCCTACTATCAATCTAGCAGTTTATGGATCTGTAACTACTGAACAAGACTTGGTTCAAACAATTAGACAAGGACTTTTGCAAGGTCAGTCTAGTGGTTACGGCCTATTGTTGCAGGAAATATAAAATGACATTACCAGTACTAAAAGTAGAAATTGACTTTTCTAATGGTCCAAACTTTTCATACCCTCTTATTCTTGACAATGCTGCGTTTGGTCAATTAAATCTAGGTGTTTTAGGAGATGCACCTGCAGATTTAGTAGATATAAGCGATCAGGTTATGAGATGCTCTGTTCGTAGAGGTCGTAACCGTATTCTTGCTAACTTTGAAGCGGGAACTGCAACGGTAACATTAAATGATCCTGATTCAGATTTTAACCCACAAAATGCGTCAGGACCATATTACGGTAAACTAATACCATTGCGTAAGATAAGAATATATGCAGAAACTGAGTATCTTGGAGACACAGTAGAAGTTGATTTGTTTGCTGGATATATTACTTCATACGACACAGGATTTTACTCAGGTGTTTATACAACTTCTACGGTAGTTCTACAATGTGTTGATGGATTCCGTTTATTAAATAATGTTTCTACTCCAGTAGATGCTGGAACTCCACCAGTTCCTGTTCCAATTCCTGGATGTACTACGGCTCAACTATCTGGTCTTAGAGTAAATGAAATATTAACCTTTGCTGGTTTTCCAACCTCCATGAGAGAAATTAATTTTGGTGATTCTATAATGCAAGCAGATCCAGGTGGAGTCAGATCAGTTCTTGCTGCTATTCAAACGGTGGAACAATCAGAATTTGGGGCTTTTTTCATGGGAAGGTCTGGAAAAACACTTTTCTATAGTCGTGATAGAGTTGCAGAATCAGCAGATGTTCCAGCAAGAATCTATACAGATCTAACACCAACTGCTGTAAATTTTCCATATTCTAATATTGACTTTGCCTTTGACGATCAAAATATTTTGAATAGGGTAACAGTTCAAAGAGTTGGAGGTGTTGCTCAAACAGTTGAAAGTCAAGACAGTATTGATAGGTTTTTTGTTAAATCAGGACAAAGAACTAATCTTCTTATCCAAACTGATCAAGAATCACAAGATCAGGCAAATACTCTTTTGGCTGCTCGTAAAGATGCAGACCTAAGAATTGAATCAATAACACTAAATATGAACGCAACAGTAAATGAACTAAACACTTTAGTTAATTTAAGTTCGGACATTTACAACCTTATTATTGCAGAAAAGCAAATGCCTGGCGGTAGTTCTATTGTAAAAGAACTATTTATTCAAGGAGTGCAACACGATATAACACCAGATAGTTGGAATATAAAACTTTTAACTGCTGAGCCACTGATTCAAGCCTTTATACTTGACTCAACAAATCAGGGTATACTTGGAAATACCGTTCCACAAAATACAAACGTACTATCATACTAAAGGAGAAAGACAATGCCACTAGGCCCAAATCTAGGTTATAAACTCTTCACCACTGGAGACGTTTTAACCGCAGCCCAAGTCCAACATAACTTGGCTAACCAGTCAATTCTGTTCTACGCATCTGCTGCTGCAAGAGATGCAGATACAGCACTAACTGCTGCCCTAACAGAAGGACTATTTTGTTATCTTGCAGATACAAATATTACAGCCTATTACAGTGGTTCGGCATGGGTTCCTTTATTCAAAAACCAAGTCCTTACATCACCAAAAGAACAGGCTGCTATCTCAGCAACTGCTGTCGCTGCCACAACTAATATTGATGTATCTACAGCCTCTGTACAGATAACTACAGGAGCACCTGCTGCAAACTTTACATTAAATGTTAGAGGAAGTGCTTCAGTTACTTTGGACTCTTTAATGGCAGTAAATGATTCTATTACTGTTACCTTTGAATGCTTAAACGGTGCTGCAAATACTTTCTATGCAACAGCATATACAATTGATGGAAGCGCAGTAACTCCTAAGTGGTTAGGTGGAACTGCACCAGTAGCAGGATTTGCTTCCTCTGCAAATGTTTACATGCTACAGATCAGAAAAACTGCTGCAGCCACATTTACATGCATTGCATCATTATCTCAATTTGCTTAATATTTAACTAAGGAGAATCGTGAGTCCGTTATTTAGAAGTCCAAGTGGTATAGGAGTATTTTTAAAAGCAGCAACACCAGCACCAACGCCTACTCCAACACCGACCCCAACACCTACTCCTACTCCTACGCCTACTCCTACTCCTACGCCTACGCCTACTCCTACGCCTACTCCTACACCAACGCCTACACCTACACCTACACCAACGCCTACACCTACACCTACCCCTACACCAACGCCTACACCAACGCCTACACCTACCCCTACACCTACACCAACGCCAACGCCATGTTATTGCGGTTGTATATATAGTGATGGAGGAGACACGTATTATTATTGCGGTAACCCTAGTCCGTGCGCTGTTCCTTGCTTTTAAGGGTATATGATACAATGAATATTAAGTTTAAAAAAGGAGAATAAAATGGACATGAATCAGTTTGAACGTATTTTAGTAAGACTGTCTGTAGATGGAGAGTTTGCTCAAGAATTAGGATTAATTGTCAGTGGCTATGCTCCACATCCTTTGGGGGTTGCACTTCAAAACGGAATGACAGATGTTGTTTCATATGATGATATTTATAACATTCCAACCAAAGGAATGATTTATGAAGATGGTATTTTTGTTGATGGTCCAAATGGAGAAACTTTTAGACAACATTTGCCAGCAATAGATATAAACTATGATCTTTTTATTTTATTAAAAGACAACGAAGTTTTAGATTTTTGGCTTGCTCCAACAGATCATCCAATTTTTAAAGAAACTGTACCAATTTTAAAAAGCA